CTCATCGGGACTTTTTTTAAATATTCCTTTTTCATTTAATTCATTTCTGTACTTTCTCATAACTTTTCGTAATGCTGTAAGACTAACCCAATTTTTATCTTGTTTTTCAGATTTCTTTTGCTCTTGCATTTCAGTATTAAATCGTTTTGCTAAATCTTCCATTTCATCACGATATTTTTCAATCAGTTTTTCATCTTTATCAAAGGCCATTAATGTGACAACAATTGCTGCTAGATACGATTTTCTTGTAGATAGTTTTTTATTATCAATTGTTTTCATTACTTTATTTTTATCTTTTAAAAAATTCAAATCAGTTATATCTTTATCAAACATTAATTTGTGTAATTTGTTCATATTTGAAGCATAAGCATTGAGACTTGAAGCACGGAGTTTTCTTTTCTCTCCAATCTCTTTTTTAATATTATCAATAAAAGTCATTTTATATAATACTAGATTAGATAATTATTTAAATAAAAAAACTAAAATAAAACTAAATTAACCAAGACGTGTTCCGTTACACATTTTCTGATATATTATACCTAATATAAAAGACAAACTACTAAATCCTACTATTTCTAAAACTTTAAAATATTCTGGTTTTTCATCACATAAATGTGTATGATTTTGAAGATACATTTATAATACTATTAGATATTAAACTATAGAAAGATTCACAGTTAAAACTCTAGTAGACCCGTGATTATTATATTGGGCAACTCTTATATAAGCAGCAGCAGTTCTGAAATCCATTGCGAAATCACCATTACTTCCTCCATGGAAATTTACATAATGATTTGATGCAAAATACCAATTTATATTATCGGAAGAATATTGAACTTCAATATCATTGTTTTGATTATCACTATTACCGAAAATTGAGACATATCCTTCAGATGGGTGTGTGTTTTGTATTGATGATGAATGACCGTATGAACTATCTAAAATTGATATAGTTTGTGATGAATCAACTCTTCTATTACTTTCAGTTGTCAATAGAATACCAGTATTAGGGTCTGTTGGATATTCAATAGCAGTTGCTACTGGTTCATAACCAACTAAATGAAGATTACGTGTATGACCAGCAGATGAAATGAAACCTAGATTCTGGAATAATATTTTAACATCACCAGTCGCCGCACCACTATCTGTATGAATTGTAATATAAAGAACTTCTTGTTCTAATGATTCATCTCCTTCAATAGCAACAACGGGCATTGGGATTGTCCTATTATCATAACTAATACTTGGAGTAAAATGAGTATGAACAATAACTTCTTCTCCTACTCCAATATCAACATCAGCGGCCATTGTATAAGTAAATCTCGAATGATACCACGCCTGAGCATCCCCTGAACCAGTTGGTTTTGTGTAAACATTAAAAAATGGTAATACACTCGTTCCCGAATAATTATCAATAGCAACTTTCGCCCAGATAGAACGAATATGTTGTAATTCTAAAGTTTCCTGTGTTCCTGCGAAAAAATATATATTTGCTTTATCACCGGCACCCGTATTTGTATAATACCAACCGTCTCGTTTATTAGAATCAATTACTGGAGCAGGAGCAGAATCTGCCCATAGTGGAGCATGGTTTGCTAAATTGACGACAACTTTACCACGATTAGAAGGAATTTTTTTATTGATAATTTCAAGAGACATATTTATAATTAAGGATTAGATAATTAATTGAGAATTAAATATTTAATTAATTCTAGTTTTTCGGAATCCGATATTACATAATTGTCTATGTGCGATTTAATAATATCAACTGATTTAATATTAACATTTTCATTTGTATCTTCGAATAAATGATTTCCTAATATAGTCGTTTTTATGTTTAATAAATCAGTATCGTTTTCCGAAATATGAGACCATTCTCTTGTTGGGAAATATTGGTCTTTGAATAAATCAGCATTCAGTGAAGTAATCGTTAAAACTTGCACACCATTATATTGAGTCTTCTTCAAACCCCATTTTAATGTATTTATTAATTCATTCATCTTATGGTGTTCATCAGAAAAATAACTTGGACCAATAGTCATTAGTATTTCTATAAGAGCGTTCTTTCCTCTTTTCTTACTATTTTTTATTCTTGGATAAATACATTTATTTGGATTAAATTCAATATTTAGTTCACTAATTGAATCTAGGTATTTAAAACAGTTCTCAATAAATTCTTTCTTTTTTTTAAAACATTTTGGAATTAAATAAATCATAGTTATATTAATATTTAGTTAGATATTAATTAATCAAAATAAACTATATATGGTTCGTCTTTATTAATAATCTTTTCTGGTACTTGTTCTATAATTGGTTTTGCCTTTCTTCCTCGTGGGTCTCCAGTTTTAATTCCTTTTTCTTTTTTTCTTCTAATGTAATAATCTCTAAAATATTGTTTCTTTTTTTCAGTCTCCTCAGGAGTGAGTTGTTTAACTGGTTTTAATTTTTTATGATTTCCGGTCATTATATATATATAAGTATAATATTTTAAATCTCTTATATATACACAATAAGAAAGTTATTTATTTAATACATACCGAAGGGACAGGTTTGACAATCTATTATATAGTATTAGAATGTCAAAAGTGTCCTCTCAAACATATTCGTCATATTCATATTCTTCAATATCTTCCCATATTTCATCTATACCATCATAAACCTCATATATCATTGTATCAATAAAATCATATTCAACTGGAAAATATAATCTAGGATAATCTTGATATAGTTCTGTGTAGGTTTCTTCAGTAGTTACAGTAAATGTTTCATCATCGTGTTCTACGTGTCGTCTAGTTATTTCTTTTTTAATATTCAGATATATATTATAACTTTCATTCATTTGATTCCAATGTTCGGAAATGATATTTGCTACAGGATGCGTCATTCCTTTGTGTTCAAATAATATTTTATTTACTAATTCGCCAGGGAGGCTTCTGTAAAATAAATCAAAATTTTCCATTTATTATAAAGTGAGATTTTTTTTGAAAATAATACCGACTTATATTTCATAATTAAAAATAAATGATTAAGAGGACTTAAGGCGATATATGGAAAATAAATGAAAATTTTGCAGATGGGATATGGTTTTATGTTAGTTTTATGTTTTATATTGGATTTATGCTTATAACTAGAATAAAAATATATTTTTATTCCTTAAATGAGAATAAAACCATATACAATTAATAATCCAGAATAAAACTAATACCAAAAACGCAAAATAAACAGAAATAATACATATATCAATAAAATGTATAAAATAGTAAAAACTTAAAAAAACTTAAAACTGTAAAATAAATGAAAATTATTCATCTTCATCTTCTTCAATTATTTGAATTCCCAATAACCCTCTTCCCTTTCCTGTTCTATGAACTTTTGCTCCTTTACCAACTAATAGAGTCTTTGCCTTCTTTACTGTAATATTGATATTATTATCTTTTAATACTGAACCTAATTCTTTATTAGTAATAAATTCATTTGCTACTGAACTATTAATCTTAAACAAATTAATCATTATCTTTTCATCTTCTTCTTCTTCAAGGTCGCAAGATTTTTCTAAAATGCTTTTTGGATATGAAGTATCATTTCGTTTGTAATAGTCTAACATAATTAAAACAAATTCGTTTACAACCTTTTCTTTTTTAATATATTCTTTTATTGTACCATCTGCTTCATAATAAGAATAGTTTGAGTATTCTTTATCGTCTTCAATATTTTGAACAAACTTCGAAGGCATATTGAAAGAAATACATTTTTGAAGAGCATCACTTGGTTTTATTTCTGGGAAATCATTACAACAAATCAATACTGCCGATTGAACTTTGAATTCTACTTCATCTTTGAAATTCTTTCTTGCTGAAAAATAATCACCACCAGAACAAAACTTTTTTATTTTGTTTCCATCAATAGATGTATTTTTATCCAATTTAATTTCTTGCGTGATTGCTAATCTTGAAAATTGAAAGTCTAAAATCCAACTCAATGATTTAGCATCTTCATCTCCAGATTTAGTCACAAAATTACTCGCATTTGTATATTGTATATATTTACCAAAGCTATTTTTCATTAAATCACTGAATACACCTTTTCCACTATCTCTCAATCCTTCAAACTTGAACCAGTTTTTATCTTCAATATGTCCCGAAATAACTCTTGCGAATTTATGAAGGAAATATTCCATTAATTTATGATTATCATCACCAACTTCTTTTACATCAAATATTGGATATAATACTTTTTTAAATATTTTTCTTCTTACTTTTTCATTACTTTTTAAATCCAAATCTCTTTCAATTACAATCGGAGTTGTCAAATCTTTGTATTCTTTAATAAATTTTTGTTTCCTAAAATCATAATAACCATTTTTAAAACATACTTTATGTAATGTATTATCCCATACATCATCTAAGAATTTGTTATTTTCCAACACATCAAATATAATCCATTTATAAATATCAGTCACCCAATTAATACTGAATGATACATGAATATACTCACCCATACATTTATTCCATAAATCACTATCTTTGATTAATCTACAAATTATATTTTTAATTATCTTTTCATCAGTTCTTAAAACATTATTATCACTATAATATAACATACCATTTGAAAAAATAAGTTTATCTTTTAAAACTGTTTCATTAAGATATTTTGCAATTTCACTTAATTGTTCAAAATGACCAGATACAATATTTTTATTATTATCAACATTAATACAATTTAAATTATCCAATAATGAAAGATTGTGTTCTTTAATATCCCATTTAATGTCATATTCATTATCATTTAATGATTCAATAATTTTTTCTAATTCATAATGTTCTTTTGATTGAACCATAAACCCATCAAACATTAGAACCATTTTTGATTTATCATCAATTAGTTTTTGTTCTTGTAGTTTGTCAATTCCTTCGTGTAAAATTTTATTTTCATTAATACATAATACTTTGTTTAATACTTTACCTTGAATATTTTCAGTAATACCTCGTTTGATTAATTCTTTTCTGAATTCATCATATGTTGTTAAAAATAATTTTTGTAATTGTTTAAATTCTTCATCCATTTTTAAAAAGAAAGGGTCTTTAATGTTTAACCATCTTTTGGTTGAACGGTCATAATATTTTTTAGTAATTTTTTCACTATTCATTGATTGTAAAAACATCTTTTTTGCAGATGCTCTATCACCATTAATATCGTTCATTAGATTTGAAATACATTCATCACGATTGATTACATAAGATTGGAGATTGTAGCAAGGGAAATTTAATTTTTTACATAAATACAATAATATAGATGGGTGAGCATTCACCATATCAAAATCATTATATAATCCATCACACAAAACACCTCTTATTTTATGGTGTAATCTTTGAATACCTTGACCCTCTACAAACATACGACCGCAATTTGAACCTTGTGAATAACGATATACTCTTTTACATTCATAATTACTGATTATCATTTCTTTTGTGAATTTTTTGAGTAAGTCGAATTGGAATTGGATTTCTTCTTCGCAACCATTTTTGTCTACACAATCAAAATCAATTCCTTCGAATAATTCTTTATTGAATTGACCAAAGGTTAATTGATTAAGTTTGAGACACAAGTCTTGATTGACTATTTCGGTTGATTTAAACATTTTGAAAAATTTGATTGAATTGGAATTTATGAATTTGAAAAACTATAATTAAGATTATATAATATAATGAGAAATTCTTTAAATTGTTTTAAACGAAATATAAATAAAATGTTAATTAGAGATATATTAATTTAATTTACTATACTTAACTAATATTTATTATTTTACATTTCGGATTTTTTAAATAAATTACTGGAATATTAAAGAATGACAAAAATGACAGAATGACAGAATGACAAATATATCAACCTATGATTATAGAGAGTGCTGTGATAATTTAAGTCACAAAGAAATTGAAAAATACTTTCTGAGATTTACTGTCATTTTGTCACTTTTGTCATTTGTAAATAATTATGAGTGTAATATATAACTATTCCTTGCTATGGGGGGTATGACAAACCAAATGACAAACTACGAAAAATAATGACAAAAAAAATATATCTAGTATTATTAAAGGATTATGTTTTTTATTATAAAAAGAATAATTGAACTAAGACTAATCACACCATTCTATGAATACTATATTCATCAAGCATTACATTTAACTAAATCACCAACTCATAAAAATCATCATATTGAATATTTTAATAATAAAATAGAAATTGAATATTGGATATTACCAATAATTGCTTTTTTTTATTATATTGAAAATTATCATTTATTATTAGGATTAATTCAATATTTTATATTACACACAATATCTCATTATGCACCAGAATTGCTTCCCAGTAGTTTAAAGAATCATCACGAAATACATCACAATCACAGAGATTGGAATCTTTGCGTGTCTAGCACTTTTCCCGATTATATATACGGTACATTATTGAAAAGAGATTTAAAATATTAAAAAGAATTAGAGTAATGGATTACCAGAACCAATCCCACCAATCATTGCTGACTGACGGTTCCCCATCATTGAAGAAATCAAATGGGCTTGTTCTTTCATCATTCGCCGTTGTTTACTTTCTTCACCTTCTTTGAATAGTAAAGTAATTTCTGTTGGATTAACCAAATCATTCGCAACTTTTCCATCTGGTAATCTTAATATAGCATTAAGGTCATAAAATATTTGTTCTTGTGGTAAATTTAAATCAATCATAATTGGAAATGCTGGATAGTAATGAAGAGTTCCAGTTTTCTCATTTGTATTGAGTTCTTCTTTAGGAACAACAGCAATCACTCTCATTGAATCGCCAGTGTTTCCATTAGCACCTTTGATATTAAAATCTGGAAGTTCAAGTGATAGAGTAGGTTCCATTATACTAGTTACTGGATTATTTGTTGAAGTCACAGTATTTTCAGCATTACCAGCACTAAAATTGTATAATCTATTAAATCCTATTAAATTATTAATACTTCCATCTGGTATTAAATCATTAGCATTTAAACCACCTTCTGGAGGAACACCTGCTGTATCTGAAGCATAAACATCGCCAAATTTATATAAAGCACTAACTGTCATTGCGTTTGCTGGAACTGCTCCCACTTTATCATCTGTAACTGTATCACTAATATCATCGAATTCAGCATCTTCTCCTTTATGTAAAACTGTATTAGCATTTGCAACTTCAAAATTTGGATTCACAATTTCAGTTTCATCATATTTACCTTTTACTATATATCTAGAAGCAAAATATTGATTACCTCTACCAATCGCCATACATGGTCTTAATGGAAAGAATTTCTCTTTAATAGTTGTATTGAATCCATTTCCAGCAGCAACTGTATCTCTAACAAATTGTTCTTCAATAAAAGTATTATCTCCTGCTGTGTCGTGAGAAAGATATATACTTACATTTAATACTTTAGTAATTACAACTCGCATTTTAATATGGTCAGTAGGATATGTATACGATGTCCAATTTGCTGGTTGAACTCCACCAATAGGGTCTAGTGTTGTGAAATCAGCAGTAGGGTCAAGATTTTGGAAATTAGTAACCATTGCTGATTGATTTCTCCAATTAGGATTTGGAAATTCAATTCCTTGATTTTGAACCATCCGTCCAAGTGAAAATTCAACTCCCGTTTTATCAGCATTATCTTCACACGTTAATGTAATATCAAAACCATCTGGAGAAGTTTTTAATATATCAGCATTTGCGTCTCCCGGATAATTGGTTCTTCCCTTATATAAATAATTTCTTACATATCCAGAAACACTTTTTCCCATACCAACATTATCCTGTGGAACAACAAACTGAACACCTCCTGTAATCATAAAGAAATCACCAACTAAAGGATTTTCAGTATGTCTTCCACCATTATCAGCATCCGCAAATACTCCCCTCGTTGGATTCCAGAAATAAAAATCATCACAATTTGCACGATTAGCAGTATTAGTTCCAGTTAATGCGTGACCCCATTCACCATCTCCTAAATAAACCCAATATGCTGGTGGGTCTCCATTTGTATATTGAAACGCCAACTGCCACCCATTCGCTGCCTCAGTTCCTGTTGTATTATTAAAAGTTCCTTCAAATAGATTTGGAACTCCCGCTATATAGATAGTTTGGTCTACTGGAGAACCACCAGCTTGAAGTGCTGTGATTTGGTCTGCTTCTGTATATCCTTCTTGTGGTCTAATTATACATTCAAATTCTCCTTCATTTGGAAAAATACCTTTATTACCAGTAATGATTAATGGATTATCAAATGACGAAAAGTCATCTACTTGACCACCAGCAGAACCACTTATGTTCACACTCGCTGTTCCATTGTTTTGAAAAACAGGGGTTCCTCCATCGTATGCTGTATATGTTTGAGCATTTGGTGCTGCCGGTGTTTCATTTTGTCCATAACCCAGAGTAAAAGCACCTTCACCCTTCTGTGCCGTTTGGTCATAAGTACATGTCCACTGTCCCTTGTAATTACCTAATAATGTAGAAGCATTTGCTTTTGCAGCAAGTTCAATCGCCAATGAGGAACCATTGTAATTTCCTTGACTAACTGTTACAGTATGTTGTTCAAAATTCTGTCGATTACCAATTCGCCAAATAAAAATATCATTTTCACCAGCAATAATTTCATATAAATTTAATTTATTAATTGTTAAAGATACTAAACCAACTTCAGTTCCTTCTCGTAAAACTAGACCATCTTTGAAATGGTTTTTGATAATAGCAGGGTCAACATCTCGCTGAACTTCAGTATTTCGTTTGCTTGAAATAGTTACTAAACTCATCTTTATAATAAAGAGAGATTTTATTTTTAATAATTAATATAAATTTAAAATCTAATTAGATTATAAATGTCTGAATGTAAAATGTGTCATTATGATAATACTGATTATGAGAATGGTCATAATTTAGAACAACTAGATAAAAAAGTAAAAAAAGAAATTGAAAAGAAAGAGAAACCATCGGTGAAACCAAAGGATGTATTTGTTGGTTGGAAAGATAAAAAAAAAGTAAAAGGTAAAGTTGTTAAAAGGAACAAAGGATTAAGTAGTTTAAATTTTGAAAAAAGAAAAGATGCTAATGTTAAAAAATAATTATTATTATGTTTTTTATTTATTTTTTTTTAGGTTGTTGATTAAAAGCACTTAGAGGAGGAGGTAGTTGTTTCGGTTTTATAATTTTAAAAATAACTGAACTATTATTTTCAATAGGAGCAGGAAGACCATTTGGTAATGTTATATTTGTATCAAATTCAGTTAATATGTAATCTTTATCAGCAATATATGTCCATCCAGTTGGACCACCACTGAAAAAGAAATCGCCAGTAGAATAGTTTCTAGTAACATAGGCCATTGCTGGAATCTTCTGAGAACCCGATCCACCGCCAAAAAACTGTGTGTTTTGAACTATATTTGAATAAACTATTAAATAAGAGTAATCTAATTTAGAAGGAAGATTTACTGCTACTAATGAATCACTCTCGGCATTTATAAAAATGCTTTGATTTGGAGCAGTTCCTCCTAGATTCCCCATTATTTGGTTCTTAGCATTTACTACCATAGAAATTTGGTCAGCACCAGATATATAAGCATTCGTTGTAAATGGAGAAACCATAGTATTGTATTTATTAACAAATGTTTCCCTATTTCCTAAGAATTCTCCATAAGAACCACGATTGAAATTTGATTGACTTCTACCAACATAAGGAATTAATTGTTCTACTAAAAACCCTAATTTATCAAAAATACATCCTTCATAATTCACGGGTGTTCTTGGGTTTAGTGGAGTATCATATAATACATTGCCTCTTTTGTTATACAAATATATATTTTTAATACTTAATCCAGATTGAGATGAAATTATTGGATTATTAACAACATCTTGTGTAATACCACCATAAGCGACTTTCTGTCCATTTGTTCCATCAATACCACATATTGCCGACTCAAGAGAGTAAGCACACATACTTTCTTCTGTTGCTTGAGCGTTTTCGTCATCAAGAGGTGCTTGAAAAACACCATTACCAGCACGAACTGCTGTATGTAATCCACTTATAGTAAATCTACCATATGTATCATCAAACCTAATCGTAGGATTATCAGCACCAATCATACAGTAAGGCATATATTGATACGTCCTTGTTCGAACTTCAACATTTCCTGGTGGATATTCATTGACGGGTTTTGGTTGTGATGAATCAACAACAAATGTTGTTTTTTGTGTTGAAATAACTTTTGCTAATAAATTATCATACATAGAAGGCGACCTTCCAAAGTATTCCCCCACCGTAGGGGCCGGCTGTCTGTCTCTATAATTTACTCTTCTATATGATACAAAAGCACAAAATGGAATGTCTTTCAAGTTCGGGTTTGGTAAATCTGCTTCTTTATAAAATACTGGAACAATCGCAAGACCCTTTACTTTTGATATTGTTTGAGGATAATAATTGCCTTTGCTGTCTTTTAATTGAAATTTAGTATGTGTTGGAAATACAAATTGAACTGCATTGGGTTTGCTTTGGTCAAAAAATGGGTCATACCTACTCCAACATTTTATATAATTTCTATCATCCCATCTTGTTTTACCACTTTCACGTACTAATGCTTTTTTTCCGAGAACATCAATTGTTTGATACGATGTTGGCATTGTTTGGGCATTATTTAAAAAGTTATTGGTATTTGGTAAATTAATTTTACCACCCACAGCACCACAACTTAATTCGTCATTTGCTCGTCCATAATATAAATTTTGAGTAAATTCCTTTGTTAAATTTTGGGTCAATGGAGTTGCGTCACCAACGTCGTCAAGATGTTTGTATGGGATTTCATTATCAGTCCATGCGATTGTAAAATTATTTAAATTTTGTTCATTGTAAACATTGTTGGTTACAATCAGTTCGTCGATGTGAATATCCACAAAATCAATATTATGTAATGTCGCCGTTCCGAGATAAGGTGAAGTAGTCGGAGTTCCTCCCGAATTGTTATGATAGGTAAAAAATGTCTGTGCAGAAGTGAAATCTAATTGGTCAAGTAATACAGTATTCAATCCATGATTTCCAACATCGGAAGCATCTATCTCTATATCACCCGTATATAAACCAGTTGTTTGGTAATTTCCAATATTTAGAGTTGCACCACTTCTTGCGGTTAATCTCCCCGCCAACCACGGATAAACACCTCTGTATTCATTAGGATTTCCACATAACAGATTTCGATGGAAAACATCATTGCCTTGGTCTGCGTCATAATTATCCCCTTCTTCAGAAATAGGAACTTCTCCCGCTATTTTTGCAGACCATTTGCTTTCAGTTCTAGCACGAAATATATCACCCGTTGCCGTTGATACTGTTTGAAATGAGTTGTCGGTAATACATGCATTTGGGACAGAAACAATATTGGTTCCCCTTAAACTATAAACACGAGCATCTATTGTTTCTTCCTTCCAATCAATTGGAACACCTTGTCTTTGATGTAACTGTGCAGTAAGACTTTCTCCAATTTTACTTGGAGTATTAAAACCAGTAGCGACTTCCAATTCAATATCTGTTGTTTCAAAATCCCATACTCCTATTCCTACATTTTGTTCAATATTTCCATATCCTACGAAATTATCATTTCCCAAAAACATCCGAGTCGGACTAGTGTCATAAAGTGGTGCCGGTCCTTTGGAAAAAACACCACCTTGGAATGCTTCTGTCGTTGTAGGTGTTTCTCCATCATATGTTGTAACCATTCCTTCAATTCCACGATATGGAAAACATTTTCTGAAATTTGGGAATGTTGAAAAATCTATATATCCAAAATTTGCTTTTTGAGAATCTGTTATTTGAACAACTGAATCTGCGAGTGGTAGATTACAATTGAATTGTTGTCTATTTGTAATATATTTCTGGAATCTTATTAATGCTTTATTGTCAATCACATCTGTTTCTGATTGAACATTATCAACACCACTAAATTCAATTGTTTCTTCAGGACTTCCCCGGGTGTTCACCATCACACTTTCAATTTGAATTTCATCTCCAGCATTTATTTGAATTCCTGCATCTAAAGAGGTTCGCCATTTATTATTTGGTAGTTTTACATTAGCATTGCGTTCTTGTACATTCGTTAATGCTGCCCTTTCCTGTTTATAAGCAATTTGTCTATTACTTTCTATGATAATGGTTTCACTCATTCTCTTTATCATTAATAAAGATATTATTTTAAATAAAATTAACTTTTAAAAATATAATAATTAACCAAAATAATTTGAGAATGGATTCTCTTCTACTGGTTGTAAAATTTGAGGAACAGATGCTGGTTTTGGTTTTGCTGGTGTTTGTACTGGTATAGCATTCTTTCTAATTGGTGATTTCTTTTCTATTGGTTTTTTTCTTTCATGTTCATCTCTCAATCTAAGATACTGTTCCATATTTCCCATAAAATGATTAAAGGAATCTTGTTGACTGAATATTTGCTTTTCTTTCTTTTCTTTAACTTCTGCTTTATGAGTTGGAACAAAATCTTCAGGAGTTTTTTCTTCAATCTCATTTGGTATTTCTTCATTTACTTTCATTGTGTTTTTTTTGTATTTTTTTTTTGCTTCTTTATCTAGTGCTTTTTCTTCTGGTGTCTTTTTAGGTTTTGGTTTATAATATTTTGGTTTATGTGTTTCTTTAACATCATTTACTACTTTATCAACAGCATCTTTTCTCGCTTTTGCTTTTAACTGTCGCTTTTCCAATGCCATTCCCCGAATTTTATTTAAATGGGCCAATTGCTTTTCACTTAGTTCTTTCTTCTTCTTAGGTGCCGTTTTCCTTACAAATGGTTGTTTTTTCTCTTCTTCTTCTTCCATCATCTTCTGATGTTCTTCTTCGCTTATTACTTTTTGAGGGGGTTCTTCATCGCTTTCATCGCCCATCACTTCAGCAATATCTTCAACAATATCTAATACTGGTAAATCTAAATCCATTTTTTATTTATTATAATTACTATAGATATTAATTTTGTCTATAATATTTAAATAATAGAAATTAATTATTTGTGAAAATTAAAATTTGAAAAGATTGAAAGATTAATGACAGAAATGACAGAATGACAAAATGTCACAAAAGTGTCATTTATTAATTCCTTAGAGTTTTTGATGTTTTTAATAGAGATTTATCTAATTTTATTTTTTGAAAATGACAGAATGACAGAATGACAGTAAATCTCAACCTATGATTCTAGAGAGTGCTGTGATAATTTAAGTCACAAGGTTTTGTAAAAATACTTTCTCAGAAAAGTGTCACTTTTGTCATTTTTGTCATTTCCTAAATTAATTAAGGGTAATATATAACTATTCGTTGCTATGGGGGGTATGACAAAACGAAAATCAAAAGTGTCATTCTGTGACAAAAAAGTGTCATTCAACAATTTAAATATAAATTGACTATTCTTCTTTATCAATATTTTTAATCCATCCATCACCTTCTGTCTCAGTATTATTCTCATAAATCAATTTACCAAATCCGGAATATGCTTTTGAAGGATTACTTTGAAGGTCTAGATATAGAAAACCATATTTCTTTTTACTGGCTTCTTTATAAAGTTTAATGAAGTTTGCTTGTCCACCATAACGGTCGCCAAATTCTTCTGACATTTTCAGTACTTCTTTTTCATTTGGATTTGGAGAACCAATAATTGCAAAAGTAGCATTCTGTCTAATTGTAGTTTCAAGTCCACGAAATAACTGAGAAGCGAATAGAAGTAAACCAATATTATAATGTCTAGCACGAGTTGCTAAGTAGTTTATCTTACTTGATTTTTTTATACCAAGAAAGTCATCTAAAACAATAGCAATAAATGGTTTCTCACCTCTGGGAAAAGAATCTTGATAATTTATAATATTATCTATAACTTCATCAATTCTGCTTAAATCGTCAAATATAGTTTCTGGGAATTCTTCTTTTAAATATCTAGATGTTCTGTCATTATTGATTGTATTACTGATAATATAAACCATGTCAAATTGGTCTTTGTAAAAGTTGGGATTTAGTAATAGATTTGAAATAATTGTTGATTTACCAGTTTTTACTGGACTTATTAATATTCCTACTTGTCCATTCTGTATCTGAGGAAGGTGTGGGTGTATGGGTCTAGTAAGTTTAACTTCGGTCCCGTCTTCCTTAACTGGGAGTATATCTAAATCAATATTAGAAAATTCAGTCATCTTTATAATTAAGATAGATATTTATTTTCTCTATATTACTTTAATTTTGATTAAAAGTTCTTTTCCTATTAAATACCATAATTGAAAGAAACTAAGAATAACTTCACCTTCTTCAAGAGGATTTGTATTTTGTATTAATATATTAACTTGTTCTGTAAAATCAGACATTTATTATTAAAAGAGATAAAAAATTTATTTAATTAACTTTAGATTGAATTTCTTTA